TCCTTGCGCAGCTGCGCGCTGGTGCTGTCGATCGCAGTGAGACGCGTGCCGAGCGAGTCCAGCACGATGTCGAGAAGCTTCTGCGCCTGCGCGAAGTTCATGACGGCCCCATCCGACGGTCGACGTACGCGCGCAGCATCGCGTGCACGGCACGCTCGGATTCCTCGTCTAGCTCCTCGTCCGCTTCGTTCTCATCCGCTTCATCGGGCGGCGTCTCGGATGGCGGCGGTGGCGGGGTCGGGCTGAGCCCGGCCATCGACAGCGGCACATACTGCATCTGGATGAGCGGCTCATTGCCGCCTTCCTTCGGCGGCAATTCTTCCAGCGCGCGTGCTTCGTTGATCGTGAGCACGCCACACTGGATCGCGGTCTGGTACGCGGCCACGCGTGCGTCGAATTCCATGCGCAGAAGCGTCGACAAATCGAATTCACAATAGACATCCTCCGCCAGCCCGAACGTCTCATCGATGCGCGCCTCTAGCGCCTCGATGTGGTACTGCAGCGTCTGCGAGTAGTAATTGCGCGAGAGCTGCTCGGCGTTTTTGAAACTGATCTTGCTCGCATCGGTGAGCATGTAGAGCGGCACGCGAAACACACGCGCTACGTCCTCCACGCTCCAGCGCAGCTGTTCGATGAGCTGCGCATCCGCTGCAGTCATCGTCATCGCTTCCCACTTCATGCCCTGATCCAGAATCGCGGTGCGACCCTGATTGCCGTGCGTGAAGTTTTGATTCCAATCGGTGCGCAGACGATTCAGCGTCGGCTCATCCGCGCGGCCGGGCAGCGTGATCAAGCCCGAGGGGCGCGACATGTTCGCGAAAAACGCGCTGGAGTTGTGCTGGATCTGTTGGCCTGTCGCAGCTGACACACCCGCCGCGACCCATGGCGATAGACCCACCAGCGGGTGCGTCAGTGCGAGCAAACGGTGATGCATGATGAAGCGCGCGGGCACCGTGTTCTCGGCGTCGATGCTCGCGAGCGGCTCGCCGCCGATGCGATAGAACACCGAGCCATCATCGGCCACCAGCGGCGTCACCTTGCGCGGATCGAGCAGATGCATCGATTGAATGACGCCGCGCTCATCGCGAATCAGGTAGGCATAGGTGTTGCCCGTGAACAGCGCGCTGGCCATGAACTGACCCCAGAAGTCGACGCGCGTCTGGTACTCGTTCGGATGCCACAGCACGCGCGCAGCGGGGTGCATGTCGTGATGAATCTTCGAGCCGTTGTCGAGGCGGCGACGAATGCGCGGCTGCAGCTTGGCGATATCGCCCGAGATGATCTGCATGCACGCGTACACGGCAGAGAACAGCCCGCCGGGCGCGCCGCAGCTCACGTTTTGTTGCCACGCGCCCGAGTAGGGCTCGTGCACGTAGCCGTGCGAGAGCCCGGATCCGCTCCAGCCGATGTAGGACGGTTGCGTGATTGCAGTCGCAGCGGGTACGTCGCGCGGCGCACGCGCGAGCCCCAACCACGCCAGCGTTCGATCTACGAGACCCACGGCGGCACCTCGAAAGACGCGCCGCGCGTGGCTTCGATCACTGCGCGGCGCTGGTTGCTCTGTCTCGCCACCCGCTCACGCTCAGCTCTTTGCGCGTGAAGGCGACGGCGTCGATGCGTGCTGCAACGGCGTCTGCGCGGTATCGCGATTCTCCAGCGCACCCTGGTCGCGACCCTCCAACGTGGTCAGCGCTGCCGCCGGCAGATAGCCGACCGTGTTGAGCAGCACCACGGCGGTGTCGCGAGCGCGCATCCAGTAGGCGAATTGCTCCGCCTTGATGCCGATGAGGTTCTGCTGCCAGAAGCTCACAAGCGGGGTCGGCGGCGTCGCAGGCGCGCTGTCCATCTGCACCGATGCTTCGCCCGAGCTGTCGACGGAGACGGAGTCGTCGGAGGCGAGCAGGATGCTGTCCTGATCCACCAGCGTGATCTCGGTCGTGGGCACCGCGGAGCTCGCGACGATCGGCACGCCGTGCAGTCGTCCCTGCGCAGCGCCAGGGAAGGCAGGATTGCCTTGCACGTTCTGCAGACTCCCGAGCCACATCGCGTTGAGCGTGTTCATGATCCACGCAGGCGAGCGCGGCTGACCGCCCGCATAGAGCTTCATCAGCGCCGCCATCGTGTCGGCTTGGATCGCATCGACCGTCGAGCCAGTCGCCGCGATGATCTGACCGGGCGGCAGACCGTTATTGATGCCGCCGGGACTGACGTTCGCGACCGGCGCGGCGCTCGATGAGATGAACTGCGAATTGAGGAAGTCGGCGATCGCGCGCACCAGCTGATCGCGAATCGTCGTCTCTGCGCTCGGGTCGGAGAAGCGCACCAGCTCAAGCGTCAGCACGACAATGAGCGCGACCTTGGCGAAGGGGATCGTGACGAAGTCGAACGCGCCCTTACCCACAGGCTTAGACATGCCCTGACCGACCCACCCGACCGTACCGATCGGCGAGGTCTCGCGCTGAATACGCACGTTGAACGGCACGCGTCGCAGACCCGGCAGCTGCCCGATGATCGCCTCCTTGCGCACCAGCTCGATGATCTCGCCCGACAGATTTTGCTGTGCGACCAGCGCACCGGCCCACGCCGCGTCGGTCGTCGTGCCTGCCGTCACCGCCGCGCGCGAGTAGCCCTGAGCATGCGCGCGCAGCAGCCCGTTGATCTCCGCATCGTCCGGCCACTGACGCTTGGCGATTTCGGCGGCTTGCCCGAAGTTGCAGCGCCCGCCCATGTACGCCTGCACATAGCGCGCGAAGCGAATGCCCTTGTCGGCGCGCACGACTTCGATGCGCGGCGTCTGCACCGGACGCTGGGCGCCAGCTGCTTTGATGGTCTCCAGCTTGCGCAGACGCGCGAGCGTTTCCGCATCGCGCTCCAGCGCATCGGTGATCTCATCGAACGTCGTGCGTTCCTCGGGCGTGAAGGCGCGGCCCTCGGTCTCACTGAGCGCAGACAGCTCGCACAGCGAGCGCTCACGCGCGGCGCGCTGGGCTTCCAGCTGCATGATGTGCTCGGAAGTCGAAACGGCAGTTGGCGTAGGCATGGACGGACCCTCAAGGGAAGGACGACGGGCGGCGGGCACGGGTGGACGTGCGCTGCGGGATAGATAGGTCGCGGCTGCTTGATCGGCGGCGGCGTGCAAGGGCTGCTGCGTCGGGAACGAGCGCAGCACGGCGAGCGCGTTCGGATTCGCGGGCACGTTGACGAGCGACAGCTCCAGCAGACGCGCGCGTAGGAAGCGCAGCCCGCCGGTCCAATCGCCCGACTTGTCCAAAATCGGCTCGATGTCCTCGTGAGAATCGACCGTGAAGCCCACCGACACCGCGCGGATCACGCGACGCTTCACCTGATCCCACAGCCGATCAATCCGTGGGTCTCCAGGCGGATCAAATTTGATCCGTGCCATCAGGCGCTTGGACTTGCGCTCGATGTAGACATCATCGACGGTGCCGATGGGAGGTGAGCGCTGATCGTGCGCCCATAGTGCGATCGGATTTTCTTTGAAGGCCTCGAGCTGCCAGCCCGCCGCAACGATCACATCGCCGTATGCGTCGATCGACTCATCGGAGGCGACGAACAGCTGACTGCGCGTCTCCTCATCGAGCTGCTCCTCCAGCTGCGCGGGGGCGACCGCGCGAAACAGCATCGAGCCGACCGCATCGCGCAGCTTGAAGCGCGCAAAAAGCTCCCGCTTGCTGGGCACGGCGCTCATCGGCGCGGTGCTTGCTCAGCGGGACGCGGAGGGGGATCACGAGGTTTCGTGGACTCGCGGTTGTGTTGCGATGGACGCGAACGTTGACCCATAACGACGCACCGAGGGCGAAGTTGATGGGCCGGAACGTCAAACCGTTGCCCGAACGAATGGCGCGAAACTTAGACCTGCGCGGAAATGTAGTCAACGACTTGCAGCTCTCCAGGCGTTGACCGATTGCGTATGCATGGTCTCGTTGCCGTACTGCTGCCAGCCCGCGCGCACGATCAATTGCAGGCGCGCAGCACGTCGAAACACGTTGCCCCAGGCGTATTCATTCGGCGGTTCATCGAGCCCGTGCTGCACCGACCAGACGCGCACCGTCGGCGCGATGAACACCTCGCGCGGGTGCGCATCGATGTAGGCGCGCAGCGAATCCAGCGCGCGATCACCCCATCCCGGCGCGCACGACTCCGCATGCTCGGCCGCGCGCTTCATGCCATCGAGCGCGCCCGGCCATCCGTTCGGTGCGGACGTTGGCGCATTCTCTAGCCAGTCCACTTGCTTGTTCATCGACTCGGCCAGCGCTGACGCACGATGCGTTGTGCGTA